ATGAAGAGGGTTGCACGCGGGGAGCCAGACAGCAAAACCGTACTTCGAGACGGTTCTTCTTTAAGGGAAAGCCCTGGGCATGCACTGCCTGGGGCTTTCGTCTTTTATGCCAGCATATCCGCCATGTTGCGCCAGCAGCCTCTCCTTCAACATGATTCTCCATCCAAGGCCGATGCGCCCGAGATACAATCGCAACCTTCGATGATCGATTCCGAAATCCCCGCTTTCTCCCCCCTGATTCTCCAATTCTCCGTTTAGTCCGGCGAGTTGTTTAACAACCCCGCCGCCATTGGCACCCAAGCCGACGTTTTTCACGCCCAGCCGGTATGTATGGGGTGAAGGCCGGAAACACTCCGGTCGGAACCATCAGACAGCGCCAGCGGCCGGAAGCCGGAGCACGTTGTGGATGTCGTCCGTATCGCCCTGCTCCAGGGTGATCAGCGATCCCGACGCGCCTCAGGGCCGTTCGCGCACTCGGTCGGCATCCACTATCCCCCGCCGCAGGCCAAGGAGAATCGGATGCCGGACGCAACCTCCCGTACCCTTCCCGCCGAGGAAGCCGTCTCTGAGATCGCAACATTGCTTGCGAGGGGCTATCAGCGCCTCCTGCGTGAAGAAGCTTCTCAACTCATTAAAACAAATAACGAATCTTCCGAAGATGGACTTGCTATTCAGCCGGAACAGAGCGTTCATGCTCTTGGCGGGCAAAGGCACGCCCCGCCTTCCGCCACAGGAGAATCCAAGCAAGGAGAGGATGCATGAACCCTGAGACGTACAAGGAGGTCCAAAGCCTCGAGCGAATGACCGTGGGCGAGCTGAAGGAGAAGTACCTCGATGTCTTCGGCGAGGAAACCCGCTCCAACAACAAGCCTTTCCTGAAAAAGCGCATTGCCTGGCGCATTCAGGCTCTGGCCGAAGGTGATCTTTCAGAGCGGGCTCGCAAGCGGGCTAAGGAGCTGGCCCGGGACGCCGACCTCAGAATGCGCTCCCCGCGCGATCCAGTGAAGCCCGGTTCGGCCGAGGCACGAGCGCGATCGGTCAAAAGCCGCTTGTCCTCAACCCATGATCCCAGAGTGCCCCTGCCCGGCGTGCTCCTTCACCGGGAATACAAAGGGCGCGACATCGTGGTCCGGGTATTGGACGAGGGCTTCGAGTTTGAAGATCGCCGGTACAAGTCGCTCACGGCCATTGCCCGCGAGGTAACCGGCGGCAAATGGAACGGCTTCGTTTTCTTCGGTCTGAACAAGGCCGCCCCCAAGAAAAACAAGGTGAGCAAATGACCAATCCCACCAAAATTAACTCTGGTGCAATCCGCTGCGCCATCTATACCCGCAAATCCACTGAGGAGGGGTTGGAGCAGGAATTCAACACCCTTGACGCCCAGAGGGAGTCGGCCGAGGCCTACATCGCCAGTCAGCGCCACGAGGGCTGGACATGCCTACCGGATCGATATGATGACGGCGGCTTCTCCGGCGGCAACCTGGAGCGCCCCGCACTCAAGCGCCTCATGGCGGACATCGAGGCCGGCGGCATTGATTGCGTCGTGGTCTACAAAGTGGACCGCCTCAGCCGCTCCCTGCTCGACTTCTCGCGCCTCATGGAAATCTTCGATCGCCACGGCGTGAGTTTCGTCTCGGTCACACAGCAATTCAACACCACCCATTCCATGGGCAGGCTGACCCTGAACATCCTGCTCTCCTTCGCCCAGTTCGAACGCGAAATCATCGCCGAGCGGACCAAGGACAAAATGTGGGCCGCGCGCAGAAAAGGTAAATGGGTCGGCGGCATGCCTGTCCTGGGCTACGACGTGGCCGAGGGCGGCGGCCGGCTGGAGGTCAACGAGCACGAAGCCGCGCAGGTCAGGGCGATCTTCCACCTCTACCTTGACCTGGAGTCGCTGCTCCCCTCGGCGCAGGAGCTCGAGCGCCGAGGCTGGAACAACAAGCGTTGGGTGACCCGCAAGGGCAAGGAGCGCGGCGGGAAGCCGTTCAACAAGAGCACGCTCTTCCGACTGCTGACCAATCCTATCTACACGGGCAAGGTGGTGTTCCAGGGGGCCACCTACGAGGGCGAGCACGAAGCCATCGTGGACATGGAGACCTGGAAGAAGGTCCAAGCAATCCTGCGGCGCAACCGCCTCAACGGCGGCACCCTGGTCCGCAACAAGTACGGCGCGCTGCTCAAGGGGCTGATCTTCTGCACGCCTTGCGGCACAGGGATGACGCACTCCTGCGCAAATAAAAAGAACGGCAAGAGCTACAGATATTATGTCTGCCAGACCGCCCAGCAGCGAGGGTGGGCGAAATGCCCCACGAAATCCGTCAACGCATACGACATTGAGAGCGCGGTGGTGCAGCACATCAAGGGGTTGGGCACCAACCCGGCGGTCCTGTCGACCACCCTCACCAAGGCCACGGAGCAAGCCGAAGCCCGCCTGCATGAGTTGGAGATGGAGCGGAATGCAGCGGAGCGGGAACTCAAACGGCTTCATGCCCAGGTCCGAAAACTCCTGGGCGGTACGTTACCGGCCGGGGCCTCGGGAATAGCGACCGACCGCCTGGCTGACTTGCAGGAGCGGATTCGCACCACCGAGCAACGCATGACGGCCATCCAGGAAGAGATCATCACGCTGGGCAAGACGACCGTCAAAGAGAAAGACCTGACGCAGGCATTGGCGGACTTTGACGAGGTGTGGAACTCGCTGTCCTCCAAGGAGCAGGCGAAGATCATCCATCTTCTCGTCGAACGAGTGGGGTTCGACGGCCGGGACCAGTCGGTAACGGTTACCTTCAGGAGCGAGGGTCTCAAGCAACTGTGTCAGAGAACAGCCGCCTGAACAAAGAGGAGGATTATCCCGAATGGATGAACCGAACCTTGAGGTGCGCTTCACGCTGGCCCCCAGGCGGGCTACGCACGGCTCGCGCCAGGGAGCGAGCCAACAGCAGGATCAACAAACCTCACCTGGGCGGGTTCCTCGGGTCGCTCGACTGCTGGCCCTGGCCATGCGCTTCCAGGACATGGTCGACCGGGGCGAGGTTCGCGATTTCGCCGACCTGGCCCGACTCGGATACGTTACCCGCGCCCGGATCACCCAGATCATGGACCTTACCCTTCTGGCTCCCGATATTCAGGAGGAAATCCTGTTCCTGCCCCCGACAACCGCAGGCCGCGATCCCATCAAGGAAAAGGAAGTCCGAGCCATCGCCGCCATTCCACACTGGCATCGGCAGCGGAAGCTATGGAGCACTGTTCGCGAATCAGCGTCACTTCCTCTGTCGTGAAAAGGGTAAAACCCTTTCTTGTCCTCAGCTACTCTTGTATTTGAAAGACGTTTTGGGCTATGAATGGGCAGTAGATATTCTGCCTACGAACGCACTTACAGTCATCATGCACCAGTACCCTTTCCCGTTCGGCCATCAAGATCAGACATGGAGGGAAGGCCATGGACTTCATTGCCATCGATGTTGAAACAGCAAATCCTGACCTATCTTCAATTTGTCAAATCGGATTAGTCCAATGTAATAACGGTGTCATAAGAAAAGAATGGAAGTCATATGTTGACCCAGAAGACTACTTTGATGATGTTAATATATCTATACATGGCATTGACGAATCAATTACTAATGGGGCACCAACCTTCCCTGAATTATTAGATGAAATTTATCCATATTTTGAAAATACTGTAGCTGTTTGCCACACGCATTTTGATCGTGTTGCGATGAGCCAAGCCGCTAGCAAATATAGCATTGATGTATTACAATGTAGATGGCTTGACTCTGCCCGTGTAGCACGGAGAACTTGGAAAGAATGTGCGTGGAAGGGATATGGACTTCGTGCTCTATGTGAGAAAATTGGCTATACATTCAATCATCACGATGCATTGGAAGATGCACGTGCAGCAGCACATATTATTTTTGCTGCATGCAGGGAAACAGGACTTGACATAGATGGTTGGATGAAGCGGGTCCGTCAACCAATTGACCTTTCATCTGGCAGCGCTACAAAATCCATTACACGCGAGGGGAATCCAGAGGGTGCTTTATACGGTGAGGTACTTGTTTTTACTGGATCGCTGAAAAAGACTCGGCGAGAAGCAGCGGACCTTGCGTCTAGTATTGGCTGCCAAGTTGCACAATCTCCCACGAAGAAAACCACCATGCTTGTGGTTGGCGATCAAGATATCTCAAAATTGGCGGGGCACCAGAAGAGTGCTAAGCACAGAAAAGCAGAGGAATTAATCAACAAAGGTGTGCCTATCAAAATTCTCAAAGAAAAAGATTTTATTGAATTAGTAAAGTATTCAAAGGAATTATCTTAACGCCTATTGTTCGGCCATTGAGATCAGACCTGGAGGGCAGACCTATGGCGACACTCAATTTCAAGCGGTTCTCACATATCAACGAGCTGAAAGCCATTCATCACGAATCGCTCGTCAGGTTCCTGGCTCCACACGCGCCATACCTCGGTGCAAAAGGATTTACTCTTCCCTCGGAAGGCTCGTCCGACGGCTTCGACTACGAGGCGTTGACGAGCCTTTTTCTTTCCACGGACGACATGCCCCAGGACCTCGTCGAGGCGCTGTATCAAGTCAACGAGATGGCGACACCAGAGGGAATGCAGGATATTTTGGAACGCTGCGAGGATGCCGGTGTAGACCTTGTCCTTGGAGAAGAACCAGCACCCACGGATGTTGCCGTACAAGCCTGGCTCCAGGCTCCAGAGATATTCGAAAGAGCGCACAATGAATACCAGCTGGACAGACCGCGCAGTTTTGAAAGTTTTTTCAATCCTGACAGTAAAAGCGTCCCTGCAATGAAATTCCCATCCGCCGTCACGCTGAAAGGCATGGAGGCCGCGCTTACAGAATGGTTCGACAGAAAAAAGTGTGGCAAAACGGTCACGATCCTTCCATTTGAACGAGCTGACGGCCTCTGGTTCCTCATTCGACGGGGAGAGCCAATCAAACGCCAAGGGGCCGTGATCGACGGCAAATCGGGTAGCGTCGTCTACCGCCCGGAAAAACATGATGTGCTGGTATATACACCGGCCCTGGCGGAGCTTCGCATCAGTCCCGTGACCAAGAAGGAGCGCGAGCTCTATCTGCGTGTATTCGGCAAGCATCTGTTCGAGGATGACGAGTTCTTTTCCGAGCGCGGCAAGTACACCTTGGAACCCCTTCGCCGAGACGGTGAGGACTCCCTGGTCTGCTCCGACATCGAAGGGCTGGACGATATCGTGCTCCAGGAAGTACGCATCAAATGGGGTGGGCAACACAAGGAATTCGAAACCCGGCGTGCCGAGGACCTCTTCGCCGCCTATGAGGCCAGGGAAAAGGAGTTGCCGAGACACGCTCCGCTTGTTCTGGCCAAGTTCAGAGTCACCTTCGCCAATACGAAAAAGACGAGGGTATTGGTCATCTATCCGCCCAACAAGATCAACATCAAGCGCCACGACGACAGCACCGTGCTGGACGCCTGGATGGCCAAACGTGGCTTCATCCTGAACCAGACCTCCGAGGAGGACGTCGAGAACGATGTCAGCGTGGCGTGCTCTTGAGGAGGTTTCCGGCCTCGCTTTGGCCGCGAGGGACTGGCGACGAAGTTACGGTCTGAATCTGGCCGCTCTCGGTCGCTACCTCCGCCCCACCAACGAGTTAGCCGAGTCCCTTGACTGCCCCGCTACCCTCGGCGCTCTGCACACGGTCGTGCACCACGGACCTGGGGACATCGTCGGGGTGTGCGAGCATTGCCCCACCGAAAAACTCTCCAAAGCCGACATCGTCATCCAACGCCTCGACGTACAATCTCTGTGCAAGGACATCGCGACGGCGCTAGGTCTTTCGCCCGGCTTTGAATCCCAGGCTCTCGGCCACTACTTCATCGGCGAACTCGTCCCTAATCCTGGTACACGGTATGGTGTTTACCTCTGCTGCCGGGGCGATCCGGAGCAACTCGAAAGCGCCGCACTCCATCTGACAAGCACCGGCAAGCGTGGTTTCATTCTCTTGACCCCGACCGGTCGTTATTGGACAGCGAGACTACGGAGCTCCATCGAGACGGCCACATCGTACCTCATGTCCCTTGAAGAGGTGGTCGACCTTGCAGACAAGGGATTCTCGGCGTCAGCAGGCTGGCGCTCCTTTCTCGACACCCGTGTTCCCAGGACCACCACCAAAGCGCCTCCCACGACATTCCCCACGCCGCATGGGGCCAGGTGGAACGAGTTGACCATTCGGTTCCTCACCGGTGACACGGCATCTGTCACCATCAGAGATGCCAGACTCCGGGTGAGTTATACGGACATGGGCATGGCCAGGAGCGACAACGCTAACCGCAGTGTCCAGTGGGAGATGCTGGAGAAGTTCGCAAAGGGCAACGGATACTATGAGCCGCAATACCAAGCCTACAAAGAACGGGAAAAGCAGCAGGTTTCACGGCTTGGGCGGGCTCTGAAAGCCTATTTCAAAATCGACGGCGAGCCCATAGTTCGAGACGGTCAGGGCTGGAAGACGGCCTTTGTCATCCGGCCCGAGGGGTGGGAGGAACCAGAGGAGGAATCCTGGCAAGACCTGTGACACGTCACGAAGCCTCTTTTGAAAAGCCGACATTTTTTCTTCAATCAACACCCTGCATTTTAAGTAATTTTCAGTTAGCCCTCCCATTTTTTCCGTGTCCCTGTGACATGTCGCGGGAAGGGGATAAGGCTCGGCCATTGATCCCCTGAACGCCTGAAGGCATCGCCGGGCCCCGTCTTCAGGCGCAGCTCCGAAAGGAGACGCGACATGAACGCATCCTCCCTCTCCCCGGCCCGGCGGCAACTTCTGCTTCGCCTCCAGACCATCAACTTCGGCCGTATCGAAGACCTCCGCCTCCAGGACGGCGAACCGGTGCTCGAAACGGCCACCACCGTCCGCGAGATCAAGTTCGGTGGGGACAATGCTCCCCGTCCCGAAGCAGATCTCACGAACTTCCAGCTCAAGGCCCAGATTATCGAGCTTTTTTCCCATTTTGACCGCATCCGCGACGGCGTGGTGCGTCTGCTCGAGGTGAAGCACGGCCTGCCCTTCAAAATGAATGTGGAAGAGGCCGCCTAGTTAAGGCGGTCCAACAACACACCAGACAATCGACTGGCCGCGAAGCGGAGGTCGTTGTGGGTGTCGCCGATCCGGCGATCTCGCAACACCTCCGCTTTCGCATGCGGACCGGTCCGGCCGACATCCACAGCGCTCCTCCTCGGCCTCGAGGAGAGCACAATGTCTCAGAACCGTTACGACGGCATCGACGAGTACCCCGTCCGTTTGATCACCTTCAAAGCCAAGCAACTGACCGCCCACCCTGGCTTCTCCGAAGCGGACCGCGAGGACCTCGAGCAGGAACTGCTGCTCGACCTGCTGCGTCGTCAGCCCAAATACGATCCCTCCCGGGCTCAAAACAGCACCTTCGTCGCACGAGTTGTCGAGCACCGCGCCGCGACCCTCATCGAAGAGCGCAAGGCCGGCCTGCGCGATTACCGACTTCAGGCGTTCTCTCTGAACGATCACATCGAGGATGAAGACGGCGTGCGCTGCGAACGCTCGGAAACCTTCGACCTGGACGACTACCTGCTGCGCACGGGGCGACAGAGCCGTTCATCCGATGAACTCAGGGACCTGGGCATCGACGTGCATTCGGTCGTTGATCAGTTGCCTCCCAAGCTGCGTGACATGTGCCAGAGGCTGATGCGCGACTCCATCACCGACGTCTCGCGCGAAACCGGCATCCCGAGATCGACCCTGTACGGCATTATCGACAAGGTCCGCGCCGCATTCAAGAACGCGGGGCTGGAAGACTACCTCTAGCGCCGACGTTTCCAGCGTCTCGCCGGTACGTATCCCATAGGGCCGGATGCCGCTCCGGTGTCCGGCTCTCACCTTATGAACTCCAGCCTGGAGGGGATGTCATGCTCAAATTCCATTTCGCCGAGCATGTGGACATGGCCGGCGTCGAAGACACTTTGTTTCTTGCTGCACTCGCCGCCGAGAGCATCCATGGCAGAACCGACATCCGCCTCGATGCTTGCTTCCAGCTCAAGGGACGGATCTGCACCATCGAGGACGGCAAGGCCGTGGGGCGGACCATCGCCCAGGTCTTCGCTGGATTCCTGGCCAGGGAATATGGCGAAGATGCCTTCACCGTCGTTCGCCTCGCAGTCGGGAACATAATCTCCGAGGCGGCCTGATGCGCGGCGGACATGGAACCGACCTTGACTTCAAGCGCATCAACGAGGCGGCCCTGGCCAACCCGGGCTTTCTGCAAGGCAGGTTGCCTCAGGCCAAACGCCAAGGCAGGGAACTGGTAGCCGGCGACATCCACGGTAACCCTGGGAAGTCGTTCAGCTGCAACACCGAAACCGGCGTCTGGTCAGATTTCGCGACCGGCGAGAGCGGCGGTGATGTCATCTCCCTGGTCGCGGCCCAGGAAGAACTGGGCCAGGCCAAAGCCGCCCGGATGATCGCCGAGAAGATCGGGCTTGCACCTGTCACGCCAAAGCCCAAGCGCAAGGACCTGCCGGAGACGCCTGTTCGGCCCGAAAATCTCGTCGCCACCTTTCGCTACGAGGATGAGGCAGGCCGGTTCCTTTTCGCTGTGGACCGCTACGAGGCACCAAACTGCCGCAAAGCCATCCGGCAGTGGCATCTGGACGCCGACGGCAAGCGCGTCAACAGTGTCAAGGGCGTGCGCCTTGTCCCGTTTCGGCTTCCCGAACTCCTGCGGGTCGAGGTCGTCTTCATCGTCGAGGGCGAGCAGAAGGTCCAGGAACTCGCCGGCTGGGGGCTGGCCGCCACCTGCAACCCCATGGGCGCGGGCAAGTGGCGCGAGGAGTACAATTCGCACTTTCAGGGCAAGCAGGTGGTCATCCTGCCGGACAACGACACGCCAGGGCGCAATCATGCCCGCAAGGTGGCCAAAGCACTGTTGCCCGTGGCCGCCTCGGTCAAGGTCGTGGAACTGTCCGGCCTGCCGCCCAAGGGCGACATCGTGGACTGGAAGAAGGCCGGTCATGGACGCGAGGAACTGCTTCGGCTGGTCGAAGCCGCAGAGGCGCTCGATCCGGCAAAGCCGGATGACTCGAACGACGCCTGCCCCGCCACCGAAGACGCCATCGCGCTCCTCTTCGCCAGGGAGCACAAGGACGATTTGCGCTACTGCCATGAGACCGGAGCGTGGTTCGTCTGGACCGGCAGCCACTGGCGGGTGGAAAAGACCAGACTGGCCTTTGCCTGGGCGAGAAAGCTCTGCCGGAAGGCCGCCGCAGGCATGGACAACAAGAAGGTCGCGGCCACGCTGTCCAAGGCCGCCACTGCCGGTGCGGTGGAGCGGTTCGCCCAGACCGACCGCGCCTTCGCCGTGACCAGCGAGATTTGGGACGCCGACCTCCATCTGCTGGGCACTCCGGACGGCGTCGTGGATCTGCGCACAGGGACCTTGCGTCCGGCTCGCCGCGAGGATTACATCACCAAGCTTGCCGCCGTGGCCCCGGCACGTTCTTCCGACGCCCCGCTCTGGCGGCGGTTTCTGGACGAGGCAACCCAAGGGGATGCCATGTTGCAGCGATTCATGCAGCAAGTGGCCGGCTACGCGTTGACCGGCGACATCTCCGAGCACGCCCTGTTCTTCATCTACGGTCCCGGCGGCAACGGAAAGTCCGTGTTCCTCAACACCCTGACCAACATCCTGGGTGACTACGCCGCCACGGCGGCCATGGACACCTTCACGGCCAGCCAGGGCGACCGCCACCCCACCGACCTGGCCATGCTGCGCGGAGCCAGGTTGGTCAGCGTCTCCGAGACCGAGGAAGGCCGTCTCTGGGCCGAGAGCCGCATCAAGCAGCTCACCGGCGGCGACAAGATCAGCGCCCGTTTCATGCGCCAGGACTTCTTCACCTACACGCCCCAGTTCAAGCTCCTGATCGTCGGCAACCACAAACCCGTGCTCCGCAACGTGGACGAGGCCGCCCGCAGACGCTTCAACATCATCCCCTTTGTCCACAAGCCCGAGAGCCCGGACAAGCGCCTGGAGGACAAGCTGCGGGCCGAGTACCCGGCCATCCTGCGCTGGATGATTGAGGGCTGCCTGGACTGGCGGGAAAACGGACTCCTGCGGCCCGAGAGCGTGAAGGAGGCCACGGCCGCCTATTTCGACGAGCAGGACCTTTTCGGGCAATGGATCGAGGAATGCTGCGATGTCGGCCCCAGGCTGGTCTGCAAGACAGCCGAGCTCTTTGAGTCGTGGAAGGGATTTGCCGAGCGCAACGGAGAGCACCCGGGCAGCACAAAGGCATTCAGCGCGAACCTCTGCAAACGGGAGTTCATTCCAGGCAGGACGAAAGCATCACGACATTTCACCGGTATTTGTTTGAAAAAGCGGGAGGAGTGGCAAGATGCCTACGACAGGTAGGGTGACGGGTGACAGATGGTGACGGGAAAAACCATTAATCGCTCACGCGCGCGTGCGCGCATGCGCATGGGCAGATAACCGGATGACCTGTCACAATCCGTCACCTGTCATCAACTTCTGCGTTACATGTCATTTCCAGGGTCCCGGGGCATTCCAGAAGAGGTCGAAATTCTCATCCGTCATAACCGCTTCTGCCGGTGGGACCAGAAAGGACTCCATATGATCAAGAACGGACCCGAAATCGTCAGGGCAATCTTCGAGCTTCAGCTTTTTGATAAAGGCACTCCATTGTGATTGTTTGCTTTTGTCCCGTCTGAGCGTTGCCTGGAATAGATCTGAAACACTGTCCAATGCAGTCTTTCGCCGAGTGAACGTAGCCACGATCGCCTGTATCAAGACTTTCCCCTGGAAATCGAACATCCTGGAAAGCAGCCATACGTCATAAAAATCCTTCATGCGGCTGTTCAACTGGCTCAGCTTCACCATGGCCTGGAACTTCTCCGCGATGGAACTCTCCATGGAGTACCCAGCCAATTCCGGGGCAGGGAAATCGAGAAGAGTCGGATAGATGACCTGCTTGCATTCAGGCACGACAATATCGCCAAACCCGATGTCCACCTGGATGGAAACCCGCGCGGTGCCAAGCCGGCCTTGGAGTCGTACCCGAACTCCATCATATTCGGCATCTTCAGTAATTCTCACCGCGCGAACGGAACCAGGGTCGAAGGACATGCCGTCCGCTTCGACAACCGCCTCACAGACATCCTTCATGATGCTTTCAATGGATTGAAGGCTGTTGTCAGTCCTGCCCAAAAAGTCGATGTCCATGGTGGGGCGAACACCTGGCCCGCCCCAGGCTCGCAGCATCAGGGCTCCCTTGAGGAAAAATTTGTCCGCGTGGGGTGTCTTGCTCACCCTGTAGATAAACCTCTCAATAGCGTAATGCTGCAGGAGTTCGCCAAACGTTCTGGACGATTCCCTCGCCTTGTTCTGCAAACGATGATGAACGGATGCGGGGATGTTCTTGATTTCTCTCACAGGATCGCCTCGATGTAAGGACGCATGACCTTGGCCACCCGGCAGATGGCCGCATACCGCATCAGATCGTTCACTTTCACTTCTCTTCGTTCCCGATACAGCCTGACCGCCTCGATGGCAGTGTCCATTCCGATCTTGTTCCTGAATTTGAAGCAATCTGCCAGCGTCTTCTCCGGGCAGTAGATGCGGACGTTCACGTTGTCGAGGACGTGATTTTCCACTCCCTCCGAGAAGGCCTCGCCGGTGAATCGATACGTTGCGATTGGAGGATGGTCCAGTCGCGGCTCCTCGGCCCCTCTGGGCAGTGCCAGATGAACCTCATGCGGTATCTGGGTTGTGATCCCGTGAAAGGCCAGAGCGGAGATAAGACAGATGACGCCTTTCGGGGCTCGCGTAGCTACAACTACCAGATCCGGGTCGCCAAGGGCAGGAGCCTCTGCCAGCCTATACACTCCTCGGCTCACAGGCTCCACAATCCCCGAATCCCTGAGAGCGTACAGCGTGCTTGGATGAATTCCTTTGCGCAGGGCTTGCCCCGTGCGCAGCATGCCGCCTTCTCGTTTGAAAACGGTGATGGCCTTGTCGAACCTGCCGCCTCGCGACGTTTCCTTTTTTGGCATGATAAAATCACCTACACTTGTTAACTTCTGTCGGTATTTTTATCAGAACAGAATTCTAAATCAAGCCCTTTCCGAGCTGATTCAAAAAACAGCCTCCCAACTCCGACGTTTTCCGATTCGCGCCGGTATGTATGCAAGAGAGGGGAAAGCCCTCGGAGGATGCCCGGGGCGGGTCGAATCTCTGTGGGTTCGGCCCGTAGACCGAGTGGGCCCCCAGATTTTTACGCGTGCAAAATGACGGGTGGGGGTATGCCGCCAAGACCGCCGAAACCATGCCGCAAGCCGGGCTGCCGCAATCTGGCGACTGCCGCCGGAGGGTATTGCCCAGAGCACAAGCACCTCGCGGATGAGGCTCTCGCTCTTCGCCGCAGCGCCCAGGACAAACTCCGGGGAAACGCGGCCAAACGCGGCTACGGCGCACATTGGCAGCGGGTCCGGCATCGCAAGCTCAGACGGGACCCGCTCTGCGCCATCTGCGCCCGGGCGGCCGAGGTGGTCCACCATCGTGACGGCGATCCCCGCAACAACGCCAGCGGCAACCTCATGAGCCTGTGCCGCGAATGCCACGAGCGCCTGCACGGCAGACTGCGCACCCCACACCCAGGACCGAAATCATGCTGAAGACCGAATCCTGGCCCATCGAGCGGCTTGTCCCCTATGCCCGCAACCCTCGCAAGAACGACGAGCAAGTCGAGCGCATGGTCGCGGCCATCCGGGAGTTCGGTTTCCGCATCCCGGTGGTGGCCAAATCCGACGGCACCGTGGTGGACGGACACCTGCGGCTCAAGGCCGCCCACAAGCTGGGCCTGACGGAAGTTCCCGTGGCCCTGGCCGACGAACTGACCGACGCGCAGGTGAAGGCCTTTCGCCTGCTGGCCAACCGTTCCGCAAACTGGGCAGCCTGGGACGAGGACCTCCTGGCGCTGGAACTGGAAGAACTCCAGGCCATGGCCTTTGACGTCAATCTCACGGGCTTCGACGCCAGCGAGATCGACTCTCTGCTAAGCAAGCCGACCACCGATGGCCTGACCGACCCTGACGAGGTGCCCGAGACTCCTGCAGAGCCAGTAAGCAAACCGGGTGATGTCTGGATTCTGGGCCGTCACCGTCTCATGTGCGGGGACAGCACCAGCGCCGACGACGTGGATAGATTGCTGGCCGGCGTCCGGCCGCACCTCATGGTCACCGATCCGCCTTATGGCGTCGAATACGATCCCGCCTGGCGCAACGAAGCGCTGTCCGGCCAGAAGACCAAGCGCACAGGCATGGTCCTGAACGACGACCGCGCCGATTGGCGTGAGGCCTGGACGCTCTTCCCCGGCGAAGTGGCCTACGTCTGGCACGGGGCGCTGCATGTGGCCACGGTCGCGGAAAGCCTTGTGGCCTGCGGCTTCGGCATCCGCTCCCAGATCATCTGGGCCAAAGAGCGTCTGGTCCTCTCCCGGGGGCATTACCACTGGATGCACGAGCCCTGTTGGTACGCGGTCAAGGGCAAGGCTCACTGGAGCGGGGACCGCAAGCAGGTCACGATCTGGAACATCCCGTCCAAGGGCCAGGACACCGACACCACCCACGGCACCCAGAAGCCCGTCGAATGCATGAAGCGGCCCATGGAGAACAACTCCAGCCCGGGCCAGGCCGTGTACGAGCCCTTCTCCGGTTCCGGCACCAGCATCATCGCCGCCGAAATCACCGGCCGCGCCTGTCTGGCCATGGAGCTGAACCCCGCCTACGTCGATGTCGCCGTGAAGCGCTGGGAAGACTTCACTGGCGAGAAGGCGGGGCTGGAGGAAGGGCGATGAGGCGGGAAGGTATCCTTAGAGCAGCAGTTCGGCGTCAACTCGGAGCGCTCCGGCCACCTTCTTCAGCAGCTCCGTGGACATGGAACGCTTGCCTTTTTCGATCTGAGAGATGTGGGAGTTGGTCACGCCGCAGGCGTCCGCGACCTGCTGCAGGGTCATGCCCCGATGGGAACGCAGCACCCGGACAGGATGTTCGCCAGCCAACAGCCGGTCGGCGACTTCCGCCGGAAAGGTTTCTTCTTCCCCGGACACAAGTCGGCGGTAGAACTCCTCGATGTTCGCGGCGTCATGCGCATCCTCAAGGGCGTTCACAAGGCGCTCGTATTCCTCGATGGGCATCAACGCGAACGCTGGCTTTCCTTCGTGTTCAAGAATCTGGACGCTCATCGATACACCTCCTTGCGCTGTCCGATGTCCACCACCTGGATGACGACCTCTTCCTTTTGGATCAGGTAGATCACCCGCCAGTCTCCGACACGCAATCGATATCCCGGATGGCTGGTGAGCTTTTTGACGTTCGCGGCCGTGAAAGGGTCTCGCGCCAGCTCATCCAGCTTCGTTCGAATGCGCCCAGCCACATCGACAGGCGCTTTTCTAAGAGCTTTCAATGCGGCCGTGGAAAATCGAAGCGCGTACATGTCCATTTTCTAACTAAAAGTTTGAACGCTGTCAACACCGAATCGGGAGAAAACCATGGCCGGCCGTAAGCCTCTCCCCACCAAGCTCAAAATGCTCAAGGGCACGGCGCAGAAGTGCCGCGTCAATCCCAACGAGCCCGAGCTTGCCCCGGCGCTGCCTGAGCCGCCCGACTTCCTTGGCGAGACCGCACGGGAAGAATGGCTGCGCAAGGCTCCGGTGCTCGCCCGCATGGGCGTGCTCACCGAGGGGGACGATGCGGCCCTGGCGGCTTACTGCCAGGCCTTTGAGCGCTTTGTCGAGGCAGAACGCAAGATTCGCCAGTCCGGGCTGCTCATCAAGACCACCGGCGGCAACGTGATCCAGAACCCGCTGGTGGGGGTGGCCAACCGGGCCATGGAGATCATGCACAAGTTTCTGACCGAGTTCGGCCTCACGCCGTCGAGCCGCTCACGGGTCGCGGCGAATCCGGCCGGGAAGGAAGATGCTGAATGGGCGGGGTTCGGGAAAGCATGAGGGGTCGCTTACACATCAAGATATGCGGCGATGTCCCGCAGGTCGGACAGAATCCGCCCAGCGTCTCCGGCATTGGCCCAGGTGATCTCTTCCGGCGAGACTCCGAGGTGATCGTCGAGCCGCTCGCCGATCTTGCGCAGCAGCTCTCTGGATTCCTGAATCTTGTTCATGAAGTCGGCAAGGGCTTGTTCCTGGTTGCTCATGGTCCTCTCCTTTCGCTGTTCGCTTGCAGACCACATGTCCATACATCCTGGCATATAGCAAGTCGTTCCAGGTAAATAGATGCCAAAGACCACCCATCCATATGCCACCGCCGCTAACCGCTACGCGCGGGACGTCGTGCGCGGAAAGATCGCGGCCTGCTCGTACGTGCGGCAAGCCTGTGGGAGGCATCTGGGCGATCAGGAACGCTCCAAATCCAAGGAATACCCCTTCCGCTGGAATCGGGAGGCGGCCGAGCGTATCTGCCGCTTCGCCGCCAATATGGTGCATGTGAAGGGCCGGGAATGGGCGGGCAAGAAGATTGTCCTCGAACCCTGGCAGTGCTTCATCCTGGCCGTGGCCTTCGGCTGGGTGCGCAAGGCGGACGGACTGCGCCGCTTCCGTGAAATCTACGCGGAGATCCCGAGAAAATCCGGCAAGTCCGTGCTTGGGGCCTGCATCGGCCTGTACATGTTCGCGGCAGATGGCGAGCCCGGGGCCGAGGTCTATTCCGGGGCCACCAGCGAGAAGCAGGCCTGGGAGGTCTTCGGTCCTGCCCGGCAGATGTGCCTGAAAAATCCTTCCTTCGTCAGCCACTTCGGCATCCACGTCGGGGCCAAGAATTTACACATCCTGGACAACGCCAGCAAGTTCGAGCCGGTCATCGGCAAGCCCGGCGATGGAGCCTCGCCCCACTGCGCCATTGTGGACGAGTATCACGAGCACCAGACGCCCGACCTCTACGACACCATGCTCACCGGCATGGGCGCGCGCTCCCAGCCCATGCTGGCAGTGATCACTACGGCCGGCGTGGACACCTCCGGACCCTGCTACGCCAAACGCGACGAAGCCGTGAAGGTCCTCGAGGGCACCCTGGAAAACGACCAGCTGTTCGCAATCGTGTTCACCATCGACGAAGACGACGACTGGACCGAATGGCCGTCCTGGGAAAAGGCCAACCCGAACCTGGGCGTCTCGGTCTACCCCGATTTCCTCCAGGCCCGGCGCAAGGAGGCCCTGCAGATCGCCTCCCGCCAGAACATCCTCAAGTGCAAGCACCTGAACGTCTGGGCCAACGCCGGCTCGGCCTGGATCAACATGGTCAAGTGGAATGCCTGCCGGGCGGACGTCTCCATGGACGACTTCGCGGGCGAACCCTGCTGGGTCGGCGTGGACCTGGCCTCCAAGGTGGACCTCACGGCCATGGTGCTGCTCTTCAGGCGCGGGGACAAATTCTATCTCTTCGGCAGGCACTACCTGCCGGAGGAGACGGTCACCCTGCCCGAAAATGCCCACTACCAGCGCTGGACGGCCGAGGGGCATCTGGTGGCCACGCCCGGCGCGCGCACCGATTACCACTATCTCATGGACGACCTGCTGGCCTACGCCGACCGCTTCTCCATCCGGGAGCTGGCCTACGATCCGCGCGAGGCCGAGATGCTCATGCAGGATATCCGCGAGCGGGTGTCCTTTTCCTGCATCGAGATCAACCAGTCTCCGGCCTTCATCTCCGAGCCCATGAAGGAATTCGAGGCCCTCTACCTTTCGGGCAAGCTGCGCCATGACGGCGACCCACTGCTGGCTTGGCAGGCCGCCAACGTGGTGCTGCGCTCCACCAGGACCAAGGCCTATTATCCGGGCAAGGAACGCGCCGAAAACAAGATCGACGGCATCGTGGCCGCCATCATGGCCCTTTCCCGCGCCATGCTCCATGCGGAAGAACCGTTCGTCGGCATGGAGGTCTGGGACTGATGGGCGTCATCTCCTGGCTCAGAGGCCGCAAGTCGGCATCGCGGATGGCCCTGGAGGACCTCCTGGCCGACGGCTTCTTCACCCAGCCCGCCAAGAGCGGCGTGGCCGTGACCTGGAAGACGGCTTTGCAGGCGACCACGGCCCTGGCCTGCGCCCGGGTCATTGCCGAGGGACTGGCCCAGGTGCCGCTCAAAGTCTTTCGCTCACAAGGCGGCGTGCGTACTCCGGCCGACGACCATCCGTTGTTCGGCCTGCTCGGGGACGCCCCCAACGACTGGCAGACCAGCTTCGAGTTCATCGAGCAGGTGGTCATGCACCTGGTTTTCTGCGGCAACGCATTTGTGTTCGTGAATCGGGGGCTGGGCCACGTTGTTGAACTGCTCCCCTACGAGCCGCAGCAGGTGACCGTAAAGCGCGACGGCTACGTGATCTCCTACGAGGTGACCACAGACGACGGCCGTCGCATCGGACTTTCCGCTTCCGAAATGTGGCACCTGCGTGGGCCGTCCTGGAATGGCTGGATGGGGCTCGAAGGCGTGCGCCTCGCTCGGGAGGCTATCGGCCTGTCTCTGGCCACCGAGGAGCATGGCGCGCGGCTGTTCTCCAACGGGGCCGTTGTCGGCGGCGTCCTGTCCACGGACCAGGTCCTGAACGAGGAGCAGCGCCTGGCCCTGCGCAAGTCCTGGGAGGCAAGGCACGCCGGCGGCGGAAACGCCTTCAAGACCGCCGTGCTCTGGGGCGGCATGAAGTTCACCTCCACGACCGCTCCCAACGATCAGGCCCAGTTCCTGGAGACCCGCAAGTTTCAGGTCGAGGAAATCTGCCGGGCCTTCCGCGTGCTGCCCATCATGGTGGGCTACTCGGACAAGACCGCCACCTACGCCAGCGCCGAGCAGATGTTTCTGGCCCACGTGGTTCACACACTCTCGCCCTGGTGTCGCCGCATCGAAACGAGCATCGCCAAGAACCTGTTCAGCGAGGAGGAGCGCCGCCAGGGGCTCTACGCCAAGTTCATGCTCAACGGCCTCCTACGCGGCGCGGCCAAGGACAGGGCCGAGTTCTACGCCAGGATGTACGGCATCGGGGCCATGAACCCCAATGAGGTACGCGAGTTCGAGGACATGAATCCCTACGACGGCGGCGAGCGCTATCGCGTGCCCCTCAACATGACCGATCCGGCCGAGCCGGAAGACGATGACAACGCGGAGGAGACCGCCGATGCAGCGTCTCAACTGTAGCCTGAAGGAACTCAAATTCGCTCCCGGCGGAACCGACGCCGAGCAGATGACCTTTTCCGGATACGGAGCCGTGTTCGGCAACGTGGACGCCTACGGCGACGTGATCCTGCCCGGGGCGTTCAGGCAAAGCCTGACCGACGCCGGAGCGGGCAAGGCCGCCTGGCCGGTCATGCTCCTGCAGCACGGCGGACTCGGGCTTGGCGCACAGGACCTGACGCCCATCGGCATCTGGACGGACATCTCCGAGGACGAAGTGGGCCTGCGCGTAACCGGCCGGCTGGCCGAAACTCCGCGCGGGCGCGAGGTTCACTCCCTGATGCGCATGGACCCCCGGCCGGCCATCGACGGCTTGTCCATCGGCTACGTGGCCCGGGAATGGGAATCAGGGGGCAAACCGGGTGAGCCCCGCCGCAAACTCAAGCGAATCGAACTCATCGAGATCAGCCCCGTGACCTTTCCGGCTAATGCCAGGGCGCGGGTGGATCAAGTGAAGGGCGTGCCGGACATCCGGCTCGCCGAGAGGGCCCTGCGTGAGGCCGGGTTCTCCAGGACACAGGCCAAGGCCGTTTTGGCTGAAGGATTCAAGGCCCTGCCTCTGCGTGACGCCGAGGATGCCCATAACGGGGGTGCAGATGCGGTCGCCGCTCTGCTGCGGCGAAACATCGCCACCATCAAGACGTCCGCAAGGAGGTAATCCATGGACGAGATCAAACAGCTGCTGGAAGAGCAGCACAAGGCGTTCGCGGAGTTCAAGCAGGCCAACGACGATCGGCTTACGGCCATCGAGAAGAAAGGCTTCGCTCCGGCCGACCTGGAAGAAAAAGTCACCAGGATCAACGAGGACTTGACCCGGCTGGGCAAGGACCTGGCCGAAGTCGCCAAGAAGGCCAACCGGCCCGGTGCTGGAGCCGACGGCCAGGACCCCATGGCCCAGGAACACAAGCAGGCCCTGGGCAAGTACCTGCGCAAGGGCGACGACCGCGAGTTGGCCGGGGTCCAGCGCAAGGCCATGGCCACCTATAGCGATCCCGACGGCGGCTATTTCCTCACCGAGGACATGGCCCAGGCCATCGAGCGCACCGTGAGCGCCATGTCCGCACTCTCCGGCATGGCCCAGACCATCGCGGGCAATGCCGCCGTGTACAAAAAGCCCGTGCGCACCACCGGCGTATCCTACGCCTGGCGCGGCGAGGGCGAGAACCCGTCGGCCACCTCGACGCCGAAGTTCAGCCTGCTGACCTTCGAGGCCCGCGAAGTGGACGCCTTTCCCGAGGTGACCAACGAGAGCCTGGAAGACCTGGGCTTCAACGTCGAGGCTTTCCTCATGGAAGAGGTCGCCCTGGCCTTTGCCGAGGCCGAGGCCGAAGCCTTCCTGATCGGCAACGGCGTCTCCCGCCCGCGCGGACTGCTGACCTATGACGCCGTGGCCAACGATTCCTACGCATGGGGCAAGCTCGGCTACGTGCTCTCCGGCGGCAGCGGCGCATTCGCGTCCAGCAATCCCAGCGACAAGCTCATCGACCTGATCCACGCGCTCAAGGCCCAATACCGCGCGTCCGGGGCCTTTCTCCTGAACGACCTGACCTTGGCCGCCATCCGCAAGTTCAAGGACGGCCAGGGCAATTACCTCTGGCAGCCGGGGTTGCAGGCGGGCGTCGCAGGCGTGCTCCTGGGCTATCCGGTGCGCACCGACGATTACATGCCCGACGTGGCTTCCGGGAGCCTGTCTATCGCCTTCGGCGACTTCAAACGGGCCTATCTGATCTACCGCCGCCGGGGCATGCGCATCATCCGCGACAACATCACCAACAAGGGCTTCACCTCCTTCTGGGTGACCGAGCGTTTCGGCGGCGGCGTCCAGAACTTCGAGGCCGTGAAGCTCATGAAATTCTCCGCGAGCTAAAGGAGGCCGACATGCGCGATCTCTACAGCAACCTCAAGACGACTCAGGTCCTGGCCCCGGCCGTGTACGACGTCGACCAGAACTCCGACCCCGTGGACCTGCAGGGCTTCGACTCCTGCCTGCTGCTGGTCAACGTGGGCGCGGCCGGCGTGACCCTCTCCGAGACGGACAAGATCGAGCTCGAAGTCGAGGAAGCCGACGACAAGGTGAGCGGCCCCTGGACCGACGTGGACCCGGCCGACCTGGCCAAGTCGGTCACTGGCACGAACGACGGCTGTTTCGCGGTCATCGACAATGCCGGCGACGACAGCGCGGTCTACGCCACGGCCTATCGCGGCCACAAACGCTACTGCCGCGTGGTGGTGAACTTCATCGGCACCCATGGGACCGGCACGACCATCGGCGTTACGGCGCTGCTCGGCCACGCCCATGTGGCACCGGTGGCCGAGTAACTCCGAGTAGTCCAACGGGGCGGGGCTTCGGCTCCGCCCCTTTCAAAGGGACCCAATGCACGGACGTCTGCGCCTGATCACGCCTCCGGTCATGGAGCCGGTCACGCTGGCTGAAGCCAAGCTCCACGCCAGGATCGATCACGATCTCGAGGACGGGCTGCTCGCGACGTTCATCGCGGCCGCGCGCCAGCATGGGGAGCAGCTGACGGGGAGGCAGTTCGTGGAGGCTGCATACGAGCTATCCCTGGACGGCTTTCCTTGCGGCGACGACCAGATCGAATTGCCCAAGCCGCCGTTGCAGGCCGTGGAGGCCGTCTCCTTTGTGGCTCCGGATGGCATAACGCAGACCATGCCCGCCACGGACTATGTCGTTGATACTTCGGGGCTGCTCAGCCGAGTCTACCCAGCCTATGGCACAGTGTGGCCGGCCACCCGCCGGCAACGCAATGCTGTGACCATCAAGCTTCGTACAGGCTGGCCCGTCGTCACAGGAAACCCGTCCACCCCTGACGCCATCAAAAGCTGGCTGCTCTGTCGTGTCACCGGCCTCTATGAGCAGCGGGAGAGCTTTGCCGGGCGATCCGTCAGCGCGCTCCCCGGCGACTTCTTGGACGGACTTCTGGACCCTTGGCGGGTTTCCGGAGTGGTGTAAATGCCAGCCGCTCCATATCGCCACCGGGTGACCATCCAATCCTTCACTGCCGTCTCTGATGGCATGGGCGGCTGGGAGGAAACCTGGGCTGACCTGGCCACGGTCTGGGCGCGGGTCGAAGCCCTCAAGGGCGAGGAATACTTCGCCGCCGCCCAGATGCAGAACTCGGTCAGCCACCGCGTCACCATGCGTTATCGCGCCGACCTCACCCCCACCCACCGTCTGGTATTCGAGGGCCGCACCCTCGACATCGAGGCGGTCCTACCCGACGAACGCAAATCCCGCCTCGTGATCATGTGCACCGAGCAGGTGTAACTTTCGCTGATCTGCTTTACTTCCTGCCCCCGCCTGCAAGGCAAAGTCGGTTTCTGCGGCTTGCTGTAGCAAAGATGCAGCACAAATCGTTTGACCGATACTCGGCTCTCATCTAAGGTGCGAGACATTCCTCTCATTCTCCGGGGCTGCCCCTGGAACAGCTGCTTTCAAGGCCGTACGGCCCAAAGCGGAGAGCACATGGCATCAGAACAAAACCGCTGGCTTTCAGCGGAAGAAATCTCAAATCATCTCGGGGTCAGCATCGACACCATCTACCGCTGGATAGCGGGACGCGGTATGCCCGCTCACAAGGTTGGCCGCCTCTGGAAGTTCAAGACAGACGAGGTCGACGAGTGGGTGAAGGCTGGCGGAGCGGCTGATAAATCCGATAAGCCGGACACGGAGCAATAA